GGACTATAGTCATGTATTCAACAAGTAGAGAAGATTTAATCGATTACTGCCTTCGTGCTTTAGGGCATCCGGTAGTCGAAGTTAATATCGATGAAGAACAACTCGACGACCGTATCGACGAAGCACTACAATGGTTTCGTGAAAACCATCCGGATGGGTCTAAGAGATATTACCTAAAACACCAATTGACTCAGACCGATATTGATAACCAGTCAGTAGATTTAAGTGACAATCTGGATCTCAGTGCAGTCGTAAGAATGATCCCTATGAGTTTTAGTAATGCACACAATGGATGGTTCAGTGACTCATGGCAGTTCATGTCACACACGATTAGTGACTTTGCCAACGGTAGTGGCTTAATGGGTGACCTAGCGCAGTACGAACAAATGCAACAACAACTATCATTGTTGGACATGAAATTAGGTGGTCATCCACAGATTACTTTTGACCGACAGTACAATCGTATTAACCTACATGTTTCTAAAACGAATCTGAAACTAGACGACTATGTTATATTCGAAGTCTACGGTATTAGAAATCCGGATGAGACAGTAAACGAATATAACTCGCTATGGAATCATCGATTCCTCAAAGAATATTCGACCGCATTGGTTAAACGTCAATGGGGTACAAACCTAACTAAATTTGATGGTATGACTTTGCCTGGCGGTATTACAGTCAACGCTCGTCAGATCTATGAAGACTCTCTACAAGAGATAGAGAAGATCATGGAGAAATTCCGTAACGAGGAAGATGAAGGTCCAATCTTCTTTATGGGGTAAAGCATGGCCACAAATCCATATATCACTACAAAGAGTAGAGCAGAACAATCCCTCTACGAAGATCTTTTAATCGAATCAATCCAGTTCTATGGTCAGGACGTATATTACCTGCCTAGAGAGGTTGTCGCAAGAGAAGACATATTCCTAGATAGTATTCAGTCTCAGTTCTCAGACGCATATAAAGTAGAAGTATACATCGAGAACGGTGATGCCTTTGATGGTGAGGGTGATCTATTTACCAAGTTTGGTATCGAATTACGAGACCAAGCAACATTTGTCATTGCACGTCGACGATGGAGAGAATTAATTGGAGACCGTCTTTCGGAGAACCAATTCCGTCCACGTGAGGGTGACTTAATATATCTTCCTCTATCAGAGTCTCTGTTCGAAGTTAAAAGAGTCGAGACCGAAACTCCTTTCTACCAGTTATCACAACTACCTCAGTTCCGTATGCAGTGCGAGTTGTTCGAGTTCTCAGACGAAGACTTCGACACTGGTATACCTGAAATAGATCAAGTAGAAGAAGAGGCCGCGTTCCAGTATGAATTAATTATGGAAGGTATGTCTGAGGAGAATGAAGAGCAGCACTATGCTATAGGAGAAGTGGTTACCCAGACATTCGCAGATTATATCATGCAAGGAGAGGTTACCTACTGGAATAGTCAAACTCGTTTGTTAAAACTTGCTCATAATGGTTCTAGTGATGGAGAAGAACGTGTATGGTTAGATACCATGCCTATACGTGGAGACTGGGCGGAACTCACTCCAGTCTCAGTCACTGACGGTATAAACGAAATACAACCTTTTTCCCAGAATCAAATATTCGATGATTTCGCTAATGATTTCATAGACTTCACTGAGACAAATCCATTCGGAGATATATCACAATGATCGGAAGTCACTTCTATCATAAACGTGTACGCACTTGCGTAGCTGTATTCGGTTCTCTGTTTAATGACTTACATGTTTTGAGAACAGATGCCAATGGAAAGGTTTTGTCACAAGTTAAGGTACCACTGTCATATGCACCAAAGAGATCGTTCCTTGAACGTCTAGAAGAGATGTCCAATGGAGAGGAAGCAGAACGAAGAGTTGCGATGAAACTTCCTCGCATGTCGTTTGAGATAACCTCTATAGCATATGACGCAACAAGACAATTGCCTAAAGTAAATGGTTTCGGTGGTGTGGTATCTTCGGACAATAACTCACAGAGAAAAATGTATGTGGGTGTCCCTTATAATGTCTCATTCTCTTTAGCA